AATACGTCAGAATGCCTTGCGAAACTCTCTGGATTGTTGCTTATACCGTACTCAGATGGGTAAGCCAATTGATTACCCAAGACCTCTGGAATCGATGCCACTTGTCCACCACCTAAAGCATCCGACAATAAATTCTTGCCATACAGAACACTTGTTATTTTGTCTTGATGTAATACCAATAGATCTGTATCTCTAGCGTAAATCTTTTGTACTGGTCCGTATGTAACGTCTAAGTTCTTAAAATTTCCCGTAGATAAGTTGAACTCATTTAAGCTATTAAGCTGAGTAGAACCTATATAAACACCGCTATATGTTAGAGACGATTCTTTTCTTTGCTGCTTGTAGTCCTCAATGGTGGTCAAAGCCCTTTGGCTGTACCGCATTTGAGGCTGTAAGAACGCATCTAAAATCCTATTGGACTCAACACCATTACCGAACGTGAAGGCATTAAAGTCTGAATTCTGTGATGTTGGATGGTTGATGTCTACCACTAAATCCGTAGATATTGTCTGATCTGCTTCACTTGCGTTGTAATAAATCTTGCCGCCAATCACAGGACCTATGCCAGGGAAATTTAAGTCTATACCTATAGCATATGATGTAACATAAATTATCGTATATAGACCATTTGCTGGTCCACCTCCTGATGGGTTGTTACTTCTAACGTATATTTCTTCTCCAACATTGAATGAATGTATAGTATCTGTTGATAATGGATTGTTTGGATCGAGTGGGCCTAATATAGTTTGCCCTGTCACTTCTGGTACTGTTGGAAAGACAGTGGAGCCATCAGTAAAATCGGAATAAACCCAAGACACCTTATGAAGTCCGTTTTCTATCCTATATGTTTTACTTAACTCGTGGTAGATATCGTTATCTGTTTTAGTCGGTACAGTCTCTGCTGATAGTATAGGTCTACCTGGTGACTGTGTTATAGTTAGCTCTACTGTTATTTCGTTTCGTTTTCCACCAAGAATAGGGTTACCAAAACCTCTTATAACCATGTATAATGCCCCAGTATTTGCTGGGGATTGCACCATATAATTACTATTACCAGGAGAGCCATTTTCTGAGAAAAATACACCATTTCTAAATGTTACATAATCGGCCCCAGTAATCAAGGTGGTTGATTGATCAAATTGACTAAAAAGAGCATAAGCTCCAGATGCCCAAAACCATTCCTCTAGGTTTTTATAATATTTTGTGGACGGTGGGAATGTATTTGTATATTGCCTATCACTGCTACTAGGAGTGCCGTCTCTTACTATTTTTATTGTAATCTGAGAAAAAGGGAATATAGGTGAATAAAAGTTAACCAATGCTGCACCACCGTAGTCCCCTCTTGGCATATCTATATAATTTTGATTATTATATATACCGTTATTAGTACCTGGGGATACAGGTGTGCCAATATATCCAGTAGGACCTACTGTAGAATTAAATCCTCTAACATTAAATATAAAAACATCCCCAATAGTATATCCTGTATCAGCATCCCAAATCACACCTAGTTCTACGTAATTGCTGGTTGAAATTGTTCCAAGAGTTATAGTATCTGACAATGAAGTTGGTATTGTGTGTGGACCATTCCAACTCGCAGTAGCTAAATCTATATCTCTAGTATATTCATAAGTGTTTACACTAAGTATCCTTATAGCAACTCTACTGTCTGTATTTGCTATAGATGAAGAACTACTAGATATAGCTAATAATGAAGGATATGTGCTTTCAATTGTGGTGTCTCCAGAAACATCATAAAAAACTGGAGTTGAGTTTACGCTTACTATAGGTTTTTGTTGAACTGGATTTACCGTTTCATAGCCAAAAGCCGCAGTTTTTGGTCCCCTTCCAGTGGAAACATCATATGCTGTATATGTAGACCCATCATTTAAAAATGCAGACCCATCTGTCTTAATTTTAAAATATAATCCCTCTGGAGCTAAAGGAAGAAATAATGCTGGCTTGACCTCAAGCTCAAGTATTTTGAATTTAGTATTTACATGAGTAGCAGAAAAACTAGCCGTCTTAAACATTATGTACTGACCTACTATAATCTTATCTCTATCGGACTCATTTATTAAGAAATATCTGAAAACGCCATCTATAAAGAAAGTTCTAGGGAATATATTATAATATTCACCAGTAGGCTGCTTTAACGCAAACCTAAAATTAGTAGCCCAGCCTGGAGCTTGATTACGTAAGTTTACCCTTATTGAGTTTTTATAATCAGATCTTGTAGGAGGAATATATATTGAATTGTTATTATCAACTAAAACAGTAGACATCCTACCATACTCGTCAGAGTATACAATACCAATTTCATAGTCCCTATCAGATCTAAATGTTCTTACTGCTGAGTTTGTTAATGAAATTTCAGAAAATAATGATAATTCATAATCAATTAATACGTCTACATTAATTGCGTCTCTAAGGTCTCTAAACTGTGTGTAGTTACCATATATTAGTCTATTACCAACAACATTCTGACATTTAGCTAATAATGGCACATTGTCAAAAAGTCTTGTTATCTGAGAGACATCTAGCGATGTATATATTTTGTTGTTTGAAAACTCTATAGTGTACACGACATTATCAGAAATTGATAGCTCCCCCTTGTCGTAACTGTCAATAATATAAGTATTTAAACCAGCCGTATCATAGAAAACCGCTTGTATTTCTTTAACAAATTCATTACCAGTTTCGAATGTTATATCAATCTTGTTAAATATGTTTTTCATACCATTATTATCCCCAGTGTCATTATCAAGGAAGAACGTATCTCCTTGAAATGCAACCGAAGAAAATGGTGATAAAGAGCTATACTGGCTGTCTACATACTTATATCTATAGGCGAAATATATAAACTTTTTTTCTATGTTGTTTGATGTTTCTGCATTCCCATCATTCCTCAAAAATATATTAGGACCATTCAATGGCGGCCTTAAAATAACTTGTGTATCAAGATCAATTCTAGCGTCATCGTCAGCCCAAGATTTAGCCCTAGAAATATTTATCCTTTTAGGTGGGTTAAGGTTATCAGACCAAAACAAGAACGGACCTAGTTCACCAAACGCTGGTATATAATTTATACCAGTGACACAGTAGCTCTTATTAAAATTTAACTGACCTGTCGTACTCAACAATACTTTTGTAGTTACGTCATTCAATTGATTGTACTCAAATATTGCATCAAAGTTATCACTTGTGACTAACCAGTATATTAAGTTCTGAGCCTCATAAGACACAGCACCAATTGCTCTTGCGTTACTAACAACAAGTCCAGTTACTGCGGCAATGTCAGCTATCTTATCATTACCTCTAGAATTTTGAACAGCACCAATAGTAGAACCTTGAGATGTGTCTATATTTACGTTTAAAGCATCTATATACTCTCCATCTTGGATAAGACGTTCGTCTATATCCTTGTTCATCTTTCCAGCAATAAAAGTCTTGTCTAGTTTTATCATTTTATTTGTTTATCCCTACCCCTTAAAGGCATTAATAATCTTGATGGATGTAAGTTACTAAGTCTAATTTTTGTATTTCTAAGGATCGCTGATTTTTCTTTTTTTAGTCTATTTATAACGTACTCTTGTATGCCGTACTTGTTGTTAAGTAACGACCATTTTATATAAGCATACAAATATTCTTCAGCTAATTTGTTGATTGTGATAAGAGAGTCGTCACCGTTTTCCATACCGTCAGATATGTATTCAAAAACAATTATTTGATTCTCAACACCACTAGAAAAATCAATTACCCCTGCTGCCTTGTTTATGTAAAACTTTGGATTTACGTTTGCTTGATCGGTCTCAAGTCCAAACCTTTGTCCAAAGCTGTATCCAAAGTACCAATCCCCATTACAACACCATCCGTGATGACCATTGTATGGCCCCATTCCAGTGTATAACTGCTTGTCCTGTCTTAATATCTCAAGCTTTGATGTGCCAGTTACTATCTCACCACTTAGATCGAATATGATATCAAGATTATTGTCTTGTAGGTATGATGTAGCGGACATAGGCGTTCTATTTTCCACAAGTGGGAACAATGCCCCACCTCTCAATACAGATATCCTAACGTAGTTAACATAGTCTGGAGGCATAACCATTTTTAAGTCATCACCCATCTCAAGTTCTATAACCTTAATGTTTTTTAATGCGTCATAGTTAAGCTCTTGTACTGCTCTCTTGGCATGAAACAATACGGCATATCTGTCAATATTGTTTACTATTTTATCGTTACCGACATACATCAACATAAAATTGTTAACAACGTCAGCTAGGCTTACATATTGGTATGTCCCCCAGTTAACATCTGTTGGTATAACTCCGTTATTTGTGTAGTATTGATAGTTAGTAATGTATGCCATTTGTTATTGGTTTTGTTGAATGTCTTGTATTTCTTGAGCCTTAGCAACTTGTACAATATCTTGCTCTCTTATGCTAATACCACAGTAAGCGAGTATTTTAACTACCAATAATGGAAACTCATCCATCGGCAACTCAAAATCTTGATAGTCATTGGCAGATTGATTGAACAATGGGTCCGAATCTCCAGGCCCTAATGCAACATATGTCCACTTTGGATCTAAAGGCATTCTTAAGTAATGAGCAGAAACACCTGATGTTATAGTATCAGGAAACACAGTGATATCAGATCCAGAGAATGTATATGCTGGGTAAAATACAGTAGGTGCTGTTAAGTTTGAATTTAAAAGATTTAATATCTTTCTGTGTGACACCTTGCCTACCTCAGTATTGTTGTAAACTATCTTCTCTAGGAAGTAATAATCAGATGGAGCGGTAAAGACATTTAGAGATCCAGTTAAGTTTACTGACGTGTAAAATATATCAAGCGACTCAGCCACATTTTTAGGAACATCTGAATAACCTTCACCATATCCTCTAGCAATGCTCTTTAGCACTGCATCAGAATACTGCTCCATATAGTTTGTAAATATCTCAAGCTGTGCTTGCTTTGCGTACAGATTGAACTCAAATGGTGTTATGTATCCTCGATTGTCCTTACTTAATATAGACAGAACGGTATTTCTAACTTCGTTTATCATCGAATGTCTTTTTACAAAGATAAATAAAAAAAGGCACTCTTTTGAGTGCCTCTTCCTTTCTAGTTTTATTGCTTATTATGCAACATCAATATCACTAACTGCTTGTGGTACTGTAACATCATAGATAACATTAGTCCAAGATGTTTGTAAAGATGCAGCGATAGCTGCTTGAATCGCTAACTTCATACTGAAAGCTACTTGAGCCGCATGAGTTAGTGTTACTACTTTACCACCAGCATAAGTAATTAATGTTGTTACAGCAGTTGCTGAATCAGCAGCCGCTTCAACTAAAATAACATTATTAGCAGATACTAATTGATTCCCCTGTGAAGTTACAGGGATAGATAAAAACTTTTCCATTGTTTAAAAATTTAATGGGTTAATAATAGCACAAATATACTATTTTTCTGATATTTTATCTTCTAAGAATTTATAGAAATCCATACCGTCCTCTGACTGCAACCAAGAGGCCAAAACGAATATATGATTCTCTCCATAAGGAACTGTCATAATTCTTTTTTTATTGTCCTTTAAGTTATAATGCACGTCCTTATTATTTCTAAAAGTTAAGTATCCGTCAGATATAGCTCTTGATGCTATGTTGTTAATTCTTAACATTGGATCTTCAGCAGCATCTAAGAAATCCTCTGGATATCTTTTAGCAAATAACAACATGTCTCTCTTTATTTCAGATGAGGTCATAGTAGATACGTCCTTACCCAATACCAATCGAGCAATTGCTTCCAAACTTGTAATATCAAGCTCTCTTGCAAGCAATAACGCATCGATCTCTCTATTGATATCTTTAACGTCTTGTTGAGCGTCTTTCTCGTTGTCGAATTCATAAAACTCAGACCCATTGCCTGGATGGTAATGTAAGAATAATTGTAGTACTGGATTTGTTTTAGGAACTATTAAAACACCATCTTCAAATACTACTGGCTCAAGAATTACATTTTGATCTTGATTCTCTTGAAAAGGGGTGTTTGAATTTCTAGCGTATCTTAATGGGTGATTTGTGTTTGTTTCCTCATCAAAGTGAAGTAGACGTCTACGTGGAGTGTCTCTTGATGGTAAAAAATAAGTTAGTGGGGTTCCACTACTTTTTAATAAATAGGTTCTGTCTTTTGATTCTAGCTTAGCTAGTTTAACTTTTGTTTCCATTGTATATAATTTAAATTGTTTTTTAAAAAATAGAG